GGCGTTGTCTGCGCCGGCGCGCGCGGCGCCGGCATCGGCCTGGAAGGTCGCGCCGCCGATCGGGCTGTTCAAGCCCGACAGAGCCTGCCGCTGGCCGCGCTGCAGCTGCTGCATGTACTGCCCCAGCCGCTGGGCCCGGTCATCGGCCGCCGTGCTGGTCTCCAGTTGCGCGATCTCATCGTTCACGCGGCGATCGGCCTCCTGCTGCCGGCGCGACTGATTCAGCAGGCCCTGCGCAGTCTCCTCGTCCTGCTTGCGCTCAACGCGCTGCGTTTCTGCTTGCTGCGCCGCCGTGCCGGCCAGAGCGATCGCGATGGGAATGAACTGGCCCATGAGTTACCCGCCGTATGCGGCACCGCCGCCGTAGAGGTTGAAATTCGCGTCCCGATTCGCCTGGCGCCGCGCCGCTTCCTCTCGGCGGTTCTTCACGAACCCGCCGATGGTCGCGAACTGGTCGCCCAGCTGCTCGCCGAAGGCCTGAGACTTGGCGTTCTCGAAGTTGGAGCGCAGCCCGGCCGCCGCCTGCGATGCCGCCGTGGTCGCGTCCAGGCCGGACGTCGCCAGCTGGATGAGGCGGGCACGGGAATCCTGATCGGCAGCTTCGAGCTGCGCGCCGGCGCCCTGTGCCCTGCCCTCCACGTTGATCAGGCCCCGGTTGTACTCGTCGGTGAGCCTGCGGTTCTGGTCAACGTTGACACTGCCACCGGACAGGCCGCCGCGCGCCAGCGAGAACTTCAGCTCGCGCGCCGCGTCGGTGTTCTGCCGGTTGAGGTCTTCCATCAGCTTCGAACGGGTTGCCGATACAAAATCGGCGATGTCCTTGGCCCGACGCGGGTTGTCGAACACCTGGTTGATGCGGCCCTGAGCCTCGCGGATTCGCTCCTGGCGCTCCATCTCCAGACGCGCGGCCACGTCCGCGGCCGACTCGCCCTGCTTGGCCGTCTTGGTCAGACCCAGCGGGTCCAGAATCTTGCTGGCGCCCGACTTCTGGATCAGCCCCGTCGGGTCTGCCCAGTTGCCCTTGCCGATATTGCCGCCGCCGGCCATCAGCCTGCCTCCTTGGTGCGTGCGAACAGGACCGCGTCAGCGCCATTGGCGCAGTAGCGACTGAGGGTGGCTTCTCGGCGATAGCCCAGCGAACGCTCGTACCATTCGAACGTCTTGTCGCGGCCGGCCACGCCGTAGAGCTGCAGGCGGTGCACGCTAGGATCGGCGAGCATCCGGTCGTTGAGCTTTCGTGTCCACCGGGTGATGACGCGCCAGTGCTTCTCCCAGCCGGCCATCGTGCCCAGCTGCCAGCCCTCCCATACACCGGGACGGACCTGCCAGAACCCGCCGGCAACCACAGGCACGCCGTCGGCCAGCAGGACGAACTTCGGCCCGTGCACGGCGGCCATCTTCAGGATCGCCTGCTGCGGGTCGTACTCGTCCGCGCCGGTCATGGCCAAGTCCTGCGCGATCTCGTCCGGGCGCATGTTGCGCGCCAGGTAGGCCAGATCCTCAATCAGGACGTCGCTGGAGGCGGTGACAGTCATGGCCCGTTGCCCAGGTCGAAAAAGCTCAGCGACGCCTGCGTCAGCGCCCACTTCTTGCCCGGCGCGAAGTCCACACGCAGGCTGAAGGTCGGCGCCGACATCGGGAACGGGATCACCCCGCCCGGCAGCGTGTCGGGGTCGACCGTGTACGGGTCGGTGAACGCGGCAAGGTTCCGCTGGTCGTAGCCGATGCTGATGCTGGGCGTGCCCTGGCTCACGATGTCGAAACCCTCCATCATCTTGGTGACGCTCGGCGTCCCGAAGTCCAGCCACGGCCACCAGACCGTGCCACCGAACGGGATCGACTCGCCGCCAACGTCGTCGCCCAAGGCAAAGTCGCTGACTGCGCTGATTTCGTCCCCGTGCCGGATGTAGAGATCATTCCCCAGCTGCGCGAAGGCATCCACGGAGAATGGGAACAGGTAGCGGCTCCAAGCCCCCTGCTTACCCGAGCGCATCGTGTAGACGAACACCGTCGACTGCATCACGCACCTCCGAAGCCGAACTGGAGCCGGCCACCCGTGGACATGCAGAGCGTGGCCAGGCCGCCGCAGGGGGGATTGGCGCTCATCAGGTACTCGGTCTGGTAGCGGTCACGCTGCTGGCGGTAGTAGAGGGAGCCCGCACGCAAGTAGCCCAGAATCACGTCGGAATTGCTGGTCTGGGTCGGCCGCTTGTCGTCCAGCGTCAGGCGCGGGTTGATCGCTCCCGGGAATGAGGTGAACACCATGCCCGGCACCGAACTGTCGTACCACCACAGCCACGCCAGGCCCGACTGCACGAACGCAATGGCCGGCTGCATGTTCTGGTCGAAGGCCAGCGCCACCGACGTGATTCCCGGCCGGATGAACGCCGGTTGTTCGCTGCCGCCGTCCGGGCCCAGGTACACCACGTCGCCATCCACGCGCACGCGCCACAGCTTCACCCGCAGCCCCTGCGAAGCGTCGTTCAGCGCCACGCCACCCATCTCGAAGTCGATCAGCGGCTGCAGCGTCGAATTGACCCGCTCGACGTTCGGCGCGGGCACCGGAGTGGTGGATAGGCCGCCGGCGGGGATCATGGGGTGTATCGTCCCCAGGTCATGCGCACGGTGAAGGTTGCCTTGAACGAATTGGTCTTCGGGAGCTTCGGGGAGATGCCCCAGGCCCATGCGCCTCCGGTCTGGTTTGTCTCGGACGCTGCGAAGTACGCGCCAATACCGCCGGCCACGTTCCCATCATTCAGATCGAAGTCCATGCGGAAGGAACGCTGGTAGCTCCCGGCCGTATATGGCTGAGGGTTCATGCTGGTGCCATTCACTGGTGAGGTTGGAGTTGAACCCTGAGCAGGGATGGTCGCCATCACAAGCGGGCCATAAACGGAAACGTTCCCGGATGTGGTGTTAAAGCCAACCCCGCAGCCCAGGTACTGCCCACCCCAGCGAGAGTCATATGTCGCGTTGTTCAGGGGACGCGCGGTCCATGTATAGGTGACACCAGCAATCACAACAGTGCCTGTTGCATCCGCCATGGCCGGGTAGATGCGCAGCTCGTAGGTGACGTCGAGAACCTCGTCGGATAGGACAGTAATGGTGGTCGGGTTTCCGCCACCGTCGAGAATCAGCGCGCGGCTGAACAGCGGCCCTGCGTTCGTAGCCGACACGCCTACTTCGGCCAGAGTTCCGGCGGCCGTACCCGCGGCAAAGCGGATCGTGCGACGGCGCCAGCCGTAGAACGCGCCAGTCCTGTCAACACCGCTGGTGTCGGACTGGACTGTGCTGCTCACTGCCACCTGGGAAACCAGTGCGGTATCCGTGAATGCTGGCGCCGTGTTGCCAGAGCCGACCCGGCAAAAGCTCTGGACCGGCGTCGACCCTGTCGTCCCAAGCAGATCCAGACCGGCATTGGTGATCAGGTTGGGGAACCAGTCAGCGGCGATTCGACGGCTGCCGGGTACCTCCTCGCCCTGGGCATCCACTCGGAACGCCTCGATCTTGTACCAACCGGCCACGCCGTTGTGCGCGTGCAGGACATTGTTCATGTGAGGGTGCCTCCTTCGACACTGGAAGACAGCCCGATGCCCTCGGGTGCCATGGTGGTGGTGATCAGAAGCTGCTGCAGGGTTCCGGCCACGACGGCGGATGCAATCGACATCGATTCCGGCGGCACGCTGTACCCCAGCAGTGTGTTTCGCAGCGTTCCGGCTTCAACGGCGCTGGCAAAGCTCATGAACTCGATTGCGGTGTAGTTCTGGAGGATCGGCCGGAATGTCCCAGCCTCCACCGAGGAAGCGAGTGACACGGCCTCCACCGGCACGTCGTAGCTGTGGTAGATGTTGCGGAAGGTCGCCTCTACGACATCGGATGCAATGCCCACCGCATCGATACCGCCATCGACCGGATACAGGCGGGTCGTCAGGTACTTGAAGAAGCCGTCGCTGCCGGTGTGGTTCTCGGTCAGCTCTGCGGTGTCGCCGAGCGCATCCGTGGCGCGCACCGTCCAGACGGCGTCGCCACCGTTGGCGATCTCACCCGTGACCAAGCCGCTGCCATCCATCGACAGGCCAGCCGGCAGCTGGCCATCCACGATCTCGACCTGGTACGGCGGCAGCCCCCCGGCGATGACGTAGGGATAATTGATGGTGTCGCCGCAGCCAGCGGCTGGCAGCCGGCCATAGACACCCAGCACCGGCGGCGGGTAGTTCGGGAAGGCCAGCAGGTACTGTCCCGCGCCCGGGTAGTAGGTCGCCAGCGGCGGCGTGCCGTTGCGGTCGGCATAGAGCATGGCCTGCTGAACCAGAGCGTCGATCGGCGCCCCGATGTCGCCGGACGCGAGGTTCTCGGCGGCGTTGGCGATCCCGACCGAGCGCACGCCCTGCTGGGATAGGTAGATCAGGTCGTTGGCCACCGGCGCGGCAGCCTTCTGCCAGATCGAGCCGATGCCGTCCATCTGGTCCAGGATCGCCATCGCGGCCGGATCCGGGTCCACCTGCCAGTTCTGGAAGCTGCTGGCGTTGAGCGCAACCAGATTGGCCCGGTATTGCTGCAGCACCGCCATGTTGTTCGCATTGGCCTGCTGCAGGCCGGTCGGCAGGTAGCCCGCGTCATCAGCCGTCGACCAATCCAACGGGTTGGCCGTGGCGCTGTAGCGCACGATGTCCTTGTCCGCCGCGAACACCTTGCTGGCGACGATCGCCACCACCTTCGAGCGGGGGCACTTCTCGTCCTCCACGCGGCGGGACACGGCGCGCCAGTTGATCGAACCGTCCTGCACCATGGCACCGATGTCGGTCGGCCACACAGGTTCGGTGGCGCCGCTCACGTAGCGCGGCGAGGCCGTCCACACCACGCGGCTGGTGGTCACGGCTTCCCAGATCACCTCGTTGTCGATGACCTGCTGGCCGAGGATGCCCGGCCAGGCCGGCTCGCTACTGCCCGAGGTGCCCGACTCGGTCTGCACCGCCTTGTAGACCAGCCCATCGGGCAAGCCTGCGGTCGCTCCGTTCACAACGAGGTTGTCGCCGAAGATCTCGTGGTTGTGGGTGGCAACCGAGGTAAGGTGGATCGCCGCGCGCGCGTAGGCTGCCGAGGCAGGCGCGGTCGAGGTAACAGTGGATGGATGCCATGCCCCGTTGGATCCGCTGTTGACCGCATTGCCCTTGTCGGTCTGCAGCAGCGTGTTGAGCGCGTCATACCAGCGGACTTCCGCCCAGCCGGCGGTTTCGCCGGCGGAAGATGCGCCCTGCTGGATCATGCAAGTTGCCGTCAGCTGCGCGCCGACTGGCACCACCAGCTGCGCGTTGTTCAGCGCGACACCGTCCGGCTTGTTGCCGGGCAGCACCACACACCGCGGACTGCCATAGCCACCACTGGTCGAGTAGGCGGCATCACCCGAGAACGTCCACCCCGTCGGCCCTTGCTCGAAGTAACCGTTGATGACCTGCGGGTTGTTCGGTGCCGGCTGGGTGATGGGCTGGACCAGATCCCCGGGCAAATACAGGGTGCCGGGCTGCCAGACAGGAGCGGCCATTACTGCGCCTCCTGGTTGGCGTAGCGCCATGGACTGTTGCCGCCGCTGCTGCCGTAGCGGTCGGTCACATCCGGCGGGAGCTGGTTGCCGGACTGCTCACCCGGGATCGGCGTCGGGTTGGCCACGTCGCTGTCTTCGAAGACAGTTGCGCCGGACGATGCCGGCCAGGACGGCTCGGTAGCGCCAGAACGGGGTGCCGGCCCGAACACGTCGGTGACCGTGTAGGAATAGCCGTTGTCGACGGTGGGAACGACCTTGTCCCCCAGCGCGCGCGCGACGTTGCGCACCCACACCTGGAACTGCTCGGTGCCGCTGTCGAGCTGGTAGGCGATGCCGTTCGGGTCGGTTGGCGTGACGAGCGCGCCCGGCAGGTAGATCTTCCCCGGCTCCCACGTCGTGCCGCGCTGCAGCCAGTAGTGGAAGACGTCGCCATTGACGAACTCGGGCACCACGTACAGGTAGCCGAGGAACGGGCCGGCGAAGTGGATTTCCTTGATCGGCAGATCCGGGGTGTTCGGGTGCTTCAGCACCTCACACTCGACCACCGGTGTGCTGGCCGCGATGGTCTGCGGCTCATGGCTGAAGACGATCAGCTTGCCGTCGTAGGCGCACAGGCCCTTCGTCGCACCGGTGGGGAGCGTGTTCCTGTTCTTGGTGCCCGGCCGCGACCGCGGCACGCCGTCCTGATCGACGTAGCCGTTGACCAGGTCGTACAGGGTGTTCGGGTCTGCCCCGCCCTTCGTCCGGAGCCGGTTGATGCCGCCCTTGGAGGCGTTGAGGGTGACAATGCGGCCGTTCACGGGAACGGCACCTCCGGGCGAGGCGGCACATAGACGCCCTCACCCGCCGGAGGCCCGGGGATGTACCGCGCCGTGGCGTGGGTGCCTGCAACCAGATTGGTGATCATCACCTCCAGCTGCTGGATGTAGGCTTGTGCGTCTGCCTGCCGGTAGTGCGCCTTGCCGTTGGCCAGCGCCAGCAGGAACACGATCTCGCTGTCGATCGTGGTCCGATCCGTGTCCTCGGTGAATCGGTTGAGGTCGAACTTGCCCTTGATGACCAGATTGCCCAGCGTCTCGTCGGGCGCCGGCCAGATCTCGATGCAGTTGCGGAACTCGTAGCGCTGCGGCAACCCGGTCAGCTCGCTGGTCGTGTAGCTGCGCGGGTTGATGCCCTGATGCATCTCGGACCAGACGCCATCACGCTCGCGACCGACCCACGTCACCTTGCGCGGGTCCAGCGTCGCCGGGCAGGACTGCGGCGCATTCTTCTCGTCGTTGTCCGGGTAGTCGTACAGGCGCTGGCCGGCCACCAGCGGCCAGGAGAACCAGCGCTCGTTGCGGAACTCGCCGGTCGGGCGCCGGAACAGTGCCACCTGCGCGCTCTGCAGGAAGTCGTTGAGCAGCTCCTTCATGCCCGGCGGCGGGTTGTTCGCCTGCGCGGCAAAGCCCAGCCGGATCATCAGCCGCTTGCGCAGTTCTGCCAGCGTGGCGTTCCCGTCGGTGCTGGAGCAGGCGCATTGGATGCCGTCGGTGATGCTCATGGGAGCCCTCTTGTGGAGACGGGCCGGGTTTCCCCAGCCCGTCGGGTTACCGCGTGGTGCTGGCGATCAGCCGCCCAGGGTGCCGGCGCCGGCCTGCGCGGCGTCGTACAGCGCCTGCAGTTCGGCCTTCGGCGCGTTGCCCTTGTGGTCGATACCCAGGCGGGTCAGCTCTTCGCGCAGCTCGGCATGGGTCAGCTCGGGCTGGTCGTCGCCCTCGTCTTCCGGCGCGGGACGGCTCAGGCTGGCGGCGGCGGTCGGGCGCGGCGGCAGTCGGCTTTCGATCACAGCCTCGGACTGCTTGCTGAAAGTGTCCTTGCCGACATCCATGCCCAGCTCGGAAGCGACGTCACGGGCACTGCGCGGGAACACCTGGTCCACCACCGGCCGGTACTTGTCGGTGTACTTCGTGTAGAGGCGCTGCAGTTCCTGCGTGGCGTTGTTCGGCAGCTCGAACGCGAAGTAGTCCGGGTCGGTCACGACCACGTTGTCCTCGCCGTGGATCAGCTCCAGGATCGGCAGCTCATGCTTCGGGAACGAGTCGGAGATCGTGACGTACTCGCTGCGCTGGATCGTCGCCTGCACTACCGGGACGATGATGGTTTCCTTGCTCATGTTCCCTCCTCGGGAATGGGTGAGCGGCCCCGTATAGAGGCCGCGGAAGGTCAGCCAGCCGCCATGTAGACGGTGCCGGCAGCGGACAACTTGATCCACTGCGGCAGGTTCTGGACCTCGGTCTGCCCGTTCGCAGCCAGGGTTGCCAGCGTGGTGTACGTGCCGGTCTCGGTATCCGAGCCCTGCAGCGTTGCGGCGGTGTCGGCGAAGTTGGAGAAGGTGGCGCTGCCGCCGCGCAGGAACGGGCTGTTGCCGGTCTTGAACGCGGTGTTGGTGATCGGGGTGGACTTCATGGGGATGGCTCCTGTAGCCGGATGGGGTTCCCATGAGCGCCCGGCCGGAGCCGGGACACTCGGATCAGGCCATGCCCGATCAGGCGATGGACAGCACGGCGTGGACGTTGCGCTTCTTGGCCGTCATGCCGTACTTGTTGGTCTGCGCGTAGTAGGTCACGTAGCGGTCCGGCAGCTTTTCCGGCTTGCGCTTCTTCATCCAGTGGCCCTTCAGCGGGCGGAACTTGATGAAGTTGCGGTTCAGCAGGTAGCAGCGCTTGGTCCACGGGTAGGTGATCGCGCCCAGGCGAGCGTCCAGCAGTTCGAAGGTCGGATCCCAGATCAGCTCGATGCCCTTGTAGAACACGCGGGTGATCGACGGATCCATGCCGGTGCCGCCCTGCTGGTTGACGATGATCTGCCGGTCAACCTTGGTGGTGGTCTCAGCCTTGTAGGCGTTGAGGAACGCCTGGCCGCAGCGGATGTCGGTCGGCATGGCGCCGCCGTAGCGGATGCAGGCATCCCACATGGCGTCCAGCGCTGCGACGATGCCGCCCGAGGCGATGGCCATGCTGGCGTTGTTGCGCCAGTAGGTGCTGGTGCTGGCATTGATGCCGCCGACGATGTCGCCGGTGCCCGGGGTGGTCGAGACGATGTGGTCCAGGCCCGGAACGGCCTTGGCCGACTGCGAACCGTTCTGCAGGGTTTCCAGCGCCAGGCCTTCCTGCAGGCCAATCTTCATGGCGGTCCAGCTCGACTGCAGCAGGTTGACCAGCTGCTCCTTCTCCGACGAGGAGGGAACGCCGGCGCCGGAGTCATCGATGGTGATGCCGGCCGCGATCAGGCGGTCTTCATCGAACCAGAAGCCCTCGTGGTTGCTGTAGTACTGGAACTTGGCGAAGCGGTTCGGGTCACGCTCGTTGTAGGTGACCTGGTCGGCGCCGCTGTAGTTCTGGTAGTTGCTGTCGTTCGAGATGAACAGCTTCTCGTTGTAGATGCCGTTACCGAAGTACGACACCTCCTTATTGCTGACCAGCAGGTCCAGGGTGGTGTGGGCGATGTTGATCTGGTCGATCGGATCGTTGGTCGCGTAGGACTCGAGCGAGTAGTTCGCGCCCTGCGCAATCTGCGCGGTGGTGAACGGCATGAGGGTGTCCTCGAAGGGGAATGGGTGTCTTGCTTCCATCCACGTTCGAGGGGGGCGAGGCCTCTCACTGCCCTACCGGGCGCGACTCCGGCGTACTGCTGCGTGGCGCGGTTGTCAGCCGCAGGGCCAGATTGCCCTTGTTGCGGGATGCGTCAACGGACACAGGAAACCCCGCCGGAGCGGGGTCTTGTCAGGACAGAGCTTGGCTCTGCTCAGCCGTTGGTGGCCTGCTGGATACCGTACTCCAGCGCGGCCATCGGGCTGGCGAAGGTGGTCGGGTCCATCGCCGGACGCGGGCCGCTCGGGCGCACCGGACCCGGGCGCGGCTGGACCGGTGCGGCGGGTGCGGCAACGGCCGGCGCTGCTGCTGCAGGCGCCTGGATGCGCGCATAGGCCAGCGCCGTCCGCGTTGCCCATTCGCTGGGGTGGTACTGCTCGCGGATCTGGCGAACGGCCTCATTCAGCTGCGGGCGCTTTGCCGCATAGCTGGGGTCTTCCTGCGCCATCTCGGCGTCGAACTGCTGCAGCCACTGGATGCCCCGCTGTTCAGCCTGCTCCGCCGCCTGCTGGCTCTCGGTGCGCTGCCGCTCGACATTGCCTGTGTAGGCGGCGCGGTCGCGCTGGCCGGCGATCTCGACGGCGCGGGCGCGCGGCAGGTCGCCAGCCTCGACCTCGGCCCGCAGGTCCTGGTGGTTGGCCAGCGGGTCATACACGCCCGGCACCTCTTTGCCGAGCAGCTTGGCAAGTGCCGCCAGCTCGCCGGCCATGGTGGTGTAAGCCTTCTCGGCTGCCACCATGTCGCCCTGCTGCGCCTTGCCGATCAGGCCCAGGTAGTCGAGCGCCATCCCGTATTGCTCGGGGCTGGTACCCGTCTTGCTGATCTCCTCGAACAGGAAATCTCCCGCCTCGGCTCGCTTGACCACGTCGGGCAACTTGGCCACGTCCTCGATGCCAGCAGCCTTCATGGCCTCGCGCAGCGGCGCCAGCTCCTTGATCTCGGCGGCCATGCCGCGGAACCGTTCGGCGGACTTCTCCTTCAGGCCAAGCGCGGTGATCTCCGCCTCGGTGTCGGCGTCCGGCTGGGGCTCATCCTCAGCGGCAGCGGCCGGCTGGTCATCCGCCGTAGGGGCGCCATCCTGCGGCTGTGCCGGGGGCTGGCCGTCAGCGGGCGGAGCAGGGTTCGGGTCGTCTGCCGGGGGCGTCTCCGCATCGGCGGCCGGGGCGGCATCCGCCGGCACTGCATCAGCGGCAGGCGCAGCCTCAGCATCGGCAGCGGCAATGCCGGCGTCCAGTGCTGCCATGACGTCGGCGGCCTGGTCGGTCGGGGTGGTGTCCGGCGCAGCGGCCGGGGTGTCTGCGTCAACGTGCATGGATCAGCCCTCCACCCCGTTAACGGCCAAACTGGCCGGCCCGCTCAGATCACCAGTGATCTTGATCGCTGGACGGGAAAGCTCGTCGCGCAGGCGGAAGCCCAGCAACTCCCATACCTTCCCGACCGCGTTCTGGCGCGCAACCTTGTTGCCGATCTCAGCGTCGAAGTTCTCGATGCTGACTGCGGCCGAGATTCCTTCCACCGTAAAGCCGTTGCGCAGCGTCAGCTGGCACACCGTCGTGCGTCCGTTGGGCAGCACCGTGTAGGCCTCGCCCACGATCTCGGCGTTCACCTGATCTGGCGTCACGCGCGGGGCGGTCAGGCCCTTGGCTTTGATCTCTTGCTCAATGGTCTCGTAGTTCATCACTTGCTCCAGGTTGCGAATACCCGCCAGATGGCGAGCGTCAGTGGGTGGTGTTGGGCGATCCAGGCGTTGTAGACGCGACCCATAGTCAGACCGTGCTGCGGCTATTGATGCTGCGCAGGCTGGCCAGCATCGACCTGACGCGATCGCTCTGGTCTTTGATCGCGTAGCCGAGCGCTGAGCGCGCCGGGCTGGGATCCACATTCGGGGAGTCTGAGTTGCCGGTCGGCGGCTCCGGCAGCAGCACTGCGTCGAAGCAATGACGGGCGCGGACAATTTCATCTGACAGATCGCTCAACAGGCGCGCGTGTTCAGTGAGGAGCTCGTCCACCTGGGAGGCGCCCTTTTCCGGCTCGATGAAGGTCTGGCCGGTGCAGCCGAACTTGGGGTCGTACTGCTCGCGCGGACCGTTTGCGTAGTTTGCGTGGCTATTCATGTGTTGCTCCTATCAGGCTGCTGCGAGGGGGTCGGCGGCAGGTGCGCCACCGGGAGGTGCGGGCGGGACAGGCGGCTGCTGGCCGGCGTTCCCACCCTGGGGAGGCGGCGCACGGCCGGGCTCGGCCTGAGCCGGCGGGGGCTGCTGGCTGCCGTCGTTCTTGGGAATGAGCTGGTCGATATCGAAGCGGAGACCGCTCATTTCTGCGGTGATGCGCATCAGTCCCTCAATTGCGTCTGCCATGGATTCGGGCGTCGCTCCGCGCAACTGGCCGATCTGGGCTTGCTGTGCCTGAAGGATCGGCAGAATGGACGACAACGCTTGCCGCTCCAGCGCGGTATTCGGCTTGCCCGACGAACCGGCGCGGATCTTGATGCGCACGAACTCGGCGAGGTCGTCCGGCCCCATGTAGGGCGGCCAGAATGCGGTCGGGCCAGCGATAAAGCGCACGTCCTCGTCGGTCAGGTAGACGCGGGCGATCTGGCAGGTGTATTCGGCCAGCTCGCTCAGGACCGATTCCATGTTGTCGCGCCGGCTGCTGCTGCGCGCCTGGAAGCCCTGCTGCTGGATGTCCGCCTCGGTGGCGGTCTTGGCCGTGTTGATGGAGCCCGTCAGCGCCTCCTGCACGCCCCAGATGCGCTCCAGCTCGGCCAGGATGCGCGTGCGGTCGTAAACCGCCGGGTCCATCTGCGGGTAGGTGATCGGCACCAGCAGCGTGCGCAGGTCTGCGTTCGGCTGGGTCACATTGAGCGGAACCATCTCGCCGATGTCGGCCTTGGCGAGTTTGGTCGCCTCTTCCGACTCCATCGCGCCTGCGTGGAACGCCGTCTTGGGCTTGATGCGGCGGCGATGCTCGGTCTCGGCCGAGCCGATGCGGTTGTACTCGTCCATGAGCTTGGTCGAACGGCTGACCAGGCTCTGCGGGTGGCGCTGGCCGTCCACCTCGGACGTGCAGATCACGAAATACGGGTAGAACCTGGTCGTGGCCGGCGGGTTGAAGGCCGGCTTGACCCAGAACGGCACGCCGGTGATCGCGGTCAGGACGGTGTTGCTCTCCGCGTCCCAGATCTCGATGCGGCGCACATAGCACCCATTGGCGCCGCCGTCGGTGTTGGTGGTGTAGGCATCGGCCTCATCAGCCGTCGCCGCGTTGCCGGTCAAGCCGACGCTCTCGTTCTTGCCCATGCACGGCTTGCGCGGTGCGTAGCGCACGGCCTTGCGCAGGATGTTCTCGGCGTTGCCGTCCTTGTCGAACTGCGCCAGGTACGGACCATGCTCGGCCAGCGCGTCCTCGTAGGACGGATAGGAGATCTCGGCGTTCCAGGGCGCATCGACGTGGTTGGCGATGGTGAAGCCGGGTGCCACCTGGAAGTTCTCGCCGGCCACGTTGTCGATCGCGTAGCCGCGGGCGACCACGCGCTCGGCCCCGTTCTGGATGGCGGCCAGCTGGCGCTCCAGATCGGCGATCTTGGCCTCCTCACTGTTCCCGAACACGCCCTTGACCGTGTCCCACGCCCGGGCGCCATAGCCGGCGGTGCCGTCCTCCAGCTCCTTCTTCAGCGCCTTGGCCCGGGCGATGTTCTGCTGCAGGTCGTTGATCGCGGTCTGCGTCTCGGGCGAGATCTCGGTGCGCTCCTGCCACGTCGCCTTCAGCACCCCGGGGCCGATGGTTAGCGACGATCGGACCCACGGACGGCCGCGGCGCTTCAGCTGCGCGTCCTTCCACATCTGGGTGCCGACGGCTTCCAGCGTCTCGGCGAACTGCTTCATCTCCCGCGAGCGCTTGGCGTACTGCTTGCGCAGCTTCAGGACCTCGTCGGCCACCAGCTTCTCCACTACGCCGGTGGCCAGGTAGCTCTCCTGCGCCTGCTGGCCCTGCAGCAATGCCTCGTCGGGCGAAACACCCTGCGCAGTCATCTGTACAGCGATCTGTCGGCCGACCTCGATCGCGTCCTGCTCGGCCTGCTGGTGGATATTCCCCATTACGACCATGTCGGACTCGATGATGTCCCGCAACTGCTCAGGCGTCGGCATGCGGTGCGCCGGGCCGGGAGAAACGTCGAAGTCCGGGTTGCGGGCGTAGAGGAACGCCTCCTGGATGTCGATGTAGGTGCCGATCAGGTTCGCGTCGACCAGGAAGCCGGAATCGCCGCGCGCCTGGCGCCGGTCCTTCACATACTGCTGCCGGGCGTCCTTGTCGAACTCGCGGGCCTCATCGAAGCGGGCCATCCAGCGCTTCACGTCGGCCTGCATGCGGCTGATCTGCTTGGCGCGCGCCGGATCGGGATCAGCGGCGGCCGCGATCCCGGTTTCGAGTGCTGCGATGGGTTGGTCTGCCATGGTCGGGCCGGTGTGCGAACTGGCCCCAAGGTGCCCGAGCTGCCGGAGGCATCAACGGTAGTAGCGCGCTGTCTTCTCGTCCTCGTCGCGGTCGGCGGCGTCGCGCTGCTTGAACCACGGGTCTGTGAACGGTGCAGGCGGAGCCGGCTTGGCCTCGGGTGGGAGGCTGCCATCGGCCATGAGGTCGATGCCGCGGCCGAACAGACTGCACACGTCCACCATGTCGTCGCGGCGGCCGTCCTCGCCAGTGAAGGCGCACAGCTGGTCGATCAGCCTGTCGCCCCATTCGGTGTTCGGGATGTGCACTGAGCCCGTGGCAGCGCGGGCAGCGAAGCCCAGGGCGCGGTCTGCCTTGCTGCCGGCACTGGCCAGCGGCACCCGGTGCACGAACGTCTGCGTGGCCTTGGCCGCGCGGCGGATAGCGCCGTCGGTGGTGCGCAGGATGACGCCCATCTCCTCGAACGCCATCACCGGCTTGTTGCGCCGGCCCATCTGCATCAGGGCGGCGATCCACACGGACGGGTCCTCCTGTCCGCTCCACCAGTCCACGAACCACATGTCGCCCACGTGGTCGAGGCCGGCACAACCATGCTCGGTCCAGTCTGGGTCGGCCTCGGGGTCGTCCGGGTCCGGCGCGCCGGCGTAGTCGCTGGCCAGGTACTTGCGCAGTCCCTTCGGCTCGTCGCCCAGGTTGAAGCGCTTGAACCAGTGTCGCTTGAACAGGATGCCGGCCTTGGCTCGGGGCTGGCCACCGAAGATGTGGTCGTGCAGGTCCTGCGACACAGCCAGCGTCTTCAGCCGCTCCGTCTCCATCGCCGGGTTCCACCACGGGTTATCCAGCCAGTTGATCTTGATGACGATCGCGTCCGGGTCATCGCCCAGCACCCAGCGCTTGTAGGCGTAGTCGTCCTGCTGGTCCGGGTTGAAGGTCACCCAGATCTCGGCGCCGGTCGTGCGGACGATGGTCGGGATCAGCTTGTTCCAGCTGTTGGCCGAGACGTTGGACGCCTCCTCGACCCACACGATGGTCGCTCCTTCGAACGACTTGATGCTGTCGGCGGTGTGGTCCTGCAGGCCCGTGAAGCTGAACGTGGAACCGGTCAGGATGCAGGTGATCTGGTCCTCGCCCTGCTTGTTGATCTTGAAGTAGGCCGGCAGGCCCATGCGATTGATGTAGTCCTCGATCACCCGCTTGGAGGACTGCGCGATCGACTTCTGGATCTCGCGCACGCACAGGATGCGGTGCTTGGCCTGCATCGACAGCATCACCAGGATCTGCGCCACGGTGTGCGACTTGGCCGAGCCGCGTCCGCCGTACAGCACCTTGAACTGCTTGGGCTTCAGCACCGGCAGCAGCTTCGCCGGGATGGACAACTGCGCTTGCGGGCGCACCAACTCGGGGGCTTTCATCCGCCCCTCTTAGCCGGCTCCACTGGCATGACGATGAACTGCGGAGCCGGCATCGGGTCCGTCGGGTCGTTGGCGTGGTCGATACGGTCGCGCCAATCGTTTCGACGGCGGTTCTTCAGCCAGAAGATCGCCGCCGTGACGTTCGGCGCCACCTTGGCTCGGTACTCGGCATAGACCGGCGACTCTGCCCCAGCAGGCATGAAGATCTTCACCTCGTCCTGCTCATACCCGATGGCCTGCTGGTACAGGGAGCGCTCTACCCGCTCGTCTGCCTGGTCCTTGCCGGCTTTTAGGGCCTGACAAAAGGCGGGGTACTGCCCCTTCCAGCGGTACACGGTTCGGACGTTCACCTCGAAGAAGTCGGCGATCTCCTGGTCAGTCGCCCCGAGCAGGCACAGCTTCTCGGCCTGCTTGGCGTACTCAGCCTTGTAGGCACTGGGGCGGCCAGTCGCTTTGAGCTGCTCCTCGGCCTTGTCGGTCTTGGGCTGCTTACCGGCCATTGGCGGCCTCTGCGGCCTTCAGCCGCTCCAACACCTTGGGCAGGCGCTGGATCAGATCCTCCACCACGGCGATGTCGTCAGCCAGGAACGCGTCTCGTGCGGCCTTCTCGGCCTTCTCCTTCTCGACCTGCTCCGCTACAACCTTGGCGATGTAGCGGGCGCCCTCCCTGATCTGGTGGTCACGGGGGCCGTACCCGTCGCACCAGAGGCGGATGACCCCCTCGACGTCGCCGCCGGCGCGCACGCAGTCACTGACCTCCTTGATCAGCTGCTCCTTCTCGACGCTGGACAGCCAATCAGCCATTGGCCACCTCCGCCTGCAACCGCACCTGCCCCTGCCGGGTGATGCCAAAGCGCTCTCCCTGCTCCTGCGCGTAGCCGTGGCTCACCAGCGAGTCCAGCAGCGAGTCGCCGCCGCGGTGGTGGTCTCGCCACTCCTGCCGGGTCAGGCTGAACTGGCCGGCCAAGTGCTGCAGGCCCTGCGTGATCGGGTCCAGGCTCACGACAGGGCCTCCTCGGTCCCACGGGCGATGAGTGACACGGCACCGGCGTGGCAACCGGTACCGCCGCCGCAACGCGGCAACCCGCTCCCTCGGCGCTGGCTGTTACCCACCTGCCAGCTGGGGCTACCGATACCTGCCTCGGTAGAGGGCCGCATGTACGCGGTCATGCGGCGCGCCCAGACAGGTCGAACAGGTCGAGCTGCACGGGCATGTGCCGCTTCCGTGGCGCCGGTGTGGCGATGCCCAGATGCTCCAGCATGTCCTCCAGCACGTTCGCGAAGGCCTCGGCGGTCACACGGGGGAAGCTGTACTTGCCCACCAACCACGGCCAGTACGGAGACTTCTCGCCCTTGCGGGCCATCTCCACGGCCACCGGCTTGTCCTCGGCCAGGACGAACGCCTGCGAGGTCTCCGGGTTGATCAGTAGGAAGCTGGCTACCGTGCATCCGCGCTGGTTCTCTGCGATTCGTGGAAGGATGGCGTTCAGGGCATCTGCCGGGTTGGTCGGGTCGACCACGCAGACCACGCGCGGCTTCCAGACCTGCCGGAACGGAACACCCTCAGTTGTACCGGTGCGGCGCGGAGCTTCAACGGATGCGGCCATGTTTCGACCTCCGGTGCGGGGTTGGGATACCTGGCTCATGGGCGTGCCTTCCTGCGGTTGATCTCGCGGCGCATCAGCTGCGCCTCGGCCTTGAACGCGCGGGCCTCGTGCAGCACCTCGCGCACGTCGTAGCCCTGCCGGTGGAGGCTGAAGATCTCGTCGGCCAAGGCGTGGTCGAGCCGGGCGACGATCTCCAGCTCCGGCGTTGTGTACTGGCTGAAGGTCGGGGTGCTCAAAACTCCTCCCTGAGCCAGCCACCGCCGCGGTTCTTCGCGACGGCCTTGAATGCGATGAACCGGAACGGGTACTGGCCTGCGGCTACCTTGATCTTCACGCGAGCGTCGTCGGTCCAGAACCCTTTGACCTCGTGCATCTCCATGACACCGTCGCCGCTCATGACGGCGAAGTCCGGGGTGTAGAACGTGTTGTCGGCCAGGCGCAGCTTCACGCCCTCAAACCGGTACCACTCCACGTCGCCGGTTGTCCGCAGGCGCTCCAGGTGCTGTGCGTAGGCCTGCTCTGTCTTGTTCATCTGGCCGGCCGGCATGCGGCCACGGGCGAAGCGGGTCATGCCACGCTCCTCTGGCCCAGCCGCTGCAGGGTCACGTTCAAGGCGGCCAGCTCATCCATCTTCATGATGGTCCACATGCGCTTCTGCCCGTGGATCCCATTGAAGCTCCCCTGGTGGCAGTCCTTGCACAGGGCCACGGTGGTGAAGTGCTGGCCCTGGTTGATGTGGTGAGCATCGGACGGGCCCGGCGCGTCGCACACGCTGCAGGGCAGCTCCTTGACCGCCTGAAGGTGCGCGCGCTCGGCGGCGGTGAAGGCCTTGGCGTTCTTCGTCCTCATGGCCCCACCTGCACAACATCGATGCGATCCAGTGATCGCAGCAGATCCACCAGCGCCTGCAGCTCACCACGCTCGAAGTGCAGGACCCGCCCGTTCAAACTGAAGCTATAGGCGTCTGAGGTGCTCTGGTAGAACAGGATGCCCGTGTGGCCAGGGCACCCGCTCATTTCGCAATCGTCGCTGCATCGGTACGTCAGTGAGCGTTCGATGTTCGCCATCACGCTGCCCTCCTGTTGGTCGGCGCGAACTGCGCCAGTCGTTCCACAGCGCTGTCTGACCAGCGCACCCGGTCCGAAAACTCGGCGTGGATGAAGGTGAGGAAGTCGCCCATCTTCCGGCGGCTGTACTTGCTGGTCCGGGCGCCGAGCATCACCACGCCACCGCGCAGGCCTGGCGCCCACTCGGTCTCCTCCTCGAACGCGGCGGTGAGCACGTCCTTCCAGTCGTAGGGCGTGGCCTGCCTGGTGCTGCCGTCGCGGCGGGTGATCACCAGCGGCACCTGCTTGGCGATGTCGCTCAGCGCCGGCCACATCGCAGCGTTCTGGTCCAGCGTCCGCTTCGGCTCGTCCAGAGTGATCTGCACCGGGCCGCCCTTGATCCAGTCGTTGATGCCGCTCACGACGTTGGACAGCACCTGCGGCCAGTTCCGGTTCCCCTGCGGGTCGATAAGGAAGGTGCGCTTCATGGCCACTCCTCATCCTTATCGGCGAGCATTTGCTGGTATAGCCCAACCGGCACAACCAAAAGCACATGACCCTCTGGCGGCGTACAAGCGGCACGCAACCGACGAATCTCGGTCAGACAATCGGCTAGGACCAAGTCAGGGTCAGTCTGGTCCGCAGGGACCCGCATTGGGCCTTGCCCCGACGTGATCCGCTCGATTGCTAAGGCAATCCTCGCTTCGATTTCGGTCACAGCTTCCTCCTCCACCGCATGCATCGGTTGCAGTAGACGTTCCCGCCTCCGCAATGGCCGCACTTCGGTTCCTCAAAATAGAACTCGGTGCAGTCGCCGCAGAATCGCGTCCAGCACCAGATCAGCCAGTACCAAGTTCCCTCCACGCAGCGTGGGAACCACAGGAACTGACGCTTGTATTCAGGTCGAGGCAATCCCCACTTCATCCCTCCACCTCCGGCGGAGCGGTCAGCGGCATCCACCACTGATATGGAGCATGATCCTTCGGAACGCGGCTCCCCGGTGGCGCCACTGCCTGCGCATGCTCCACCAGGTTGGCGTGATTCACCCACATCCCATCCTCGATGTAGTCGAACTCGTGGCGCTCCGGATTTTCTGTGTCCTCATCGTCAAGCCAGCAGACCACCACCAGCTCGTCAGCGGGCGCCGACTCAATAGGCTGCCACTGCGGGGCGCGGGTGTTCCATGCTTGCACCGTGTCCGGGTCATAGCCAGGGCAGCTGGATATTCCTTCGCACTCACATTCAGTGCAATGCGCCTTTTGCCACTCCACGATGGCGTGGCTCCACAGATCCTCGTCCTGCCACTTTCTGATTCCGGCCTCGCCGCCACAGAACGGACACGCCTTCAATTCGATCTCGCTCATCCCCGCTTCCTCCTGATCTGCTCGTCTCGTTCGTCCCAGCCGGCCAGCCAAGCACGGCGCAGCGCCAGCCCGTCCTCGCCCATGGCGTAGAGCGGGACCGAGTTGCGGTCCTTGTGTGCGTCGCGCATCCACCGGCCGGTCTGGCGGGCGCGTTCCAGTTCGTAAGCCGGGACCATCAGTCCATCCCCCCCGAGCGCCTTCCGCCCGTCTGCTGCTGCGGGATCACCGGGTCTTCACCGTCGTAGTCATCGATGCGGCCATAGGCCAGCGCGTTGCGGCCCCAGGCGCGGCCGGTCTCGCCCTCACGCTGCTTGGCGATGATCATTTCCACGAAGCCGTCCAGCGGAGAGCGCACACCTTCGCGCTCGCTGTAGTAGTCGTCGCGGTACAGGAACACGATGAGGTCGGCGTCCTGCTCGATGTTCCCCGACTCGCGCAGGTCGGACATCTGCGGGCGCTTGTTCTGCCGGGTCTCCAGCGATCGATTCAGCTGCGACAGCAGCACCACCGGGCAGCACAACTCCTTGGCCAGCTTCTTGAACCCAGCGGTGATATGGCCGATCTCGACCGTCTCGCGGGTCTTGCCCGGAAGCGGCATCAGGTGCAGGTGGTCGACCACCACCAGCCCGATCGGGGCTTTCATCCGCTCGCGCCGGCATCGCGCCACGATCTGCTGCTCGGACAGCCCGGCCGTGTCATCAATCAGCAGGCCGGACGCGTTGAGCTGCTTGGTGGCCTGCGTGACCTTGCTCCAGTTCTCGTCGTCCCTCTCGCCGGGCTGCTGCAGCCATGCCAGCGGGACGTTGGCTAGGGAGGCGATGCCGCGGTTGTAGATGCTGGTGTCGGTCATCTCCAGGTTGAACACCAGGCAGCGCTTGCCGCGCAGAGCAGCGGCCACGGCCACGTTGATGGCCCAAGCCGACTTGCCCATGCTCGGCCGGCCGGCAACGATGATCAGGTGGCCGTCCTGAAGGCCGCGCGTGCGGCGGTTGAAGCCGGTCCACGGCGTGAGCAGCCCCAGCGCCTGGCCGTTGTTCTCGACCCGGCGGGCCAGTTCCTGATACCAGCGCTTGCCGATCTCCTTCGCGCCCTTCACCGAGCCGCGCCGGATGCTGGCGATCTCCGACAGCGCCTGCGTGGCGTCCGCGACGATGACCGAGGCGTCCTCCCCTTCCGGGTTGAAGCCCTTGGCCGACAGCTGGCCGCCGATCTCGATCAGCCGGCGCTGGGTGGCCTTGCCCTTCACGATCTCGGCATAGGCGACCACGTTGGCAGCCGAGTGCGTGGTTGCGCTCAGCTCAATCAGGTACGCGCCATCGCCAACCAGCTCCAGCTCGCCACGGTCGGCGAACCACTCGCCCATCGTCACCGGGTCGAACGGCTTGTCGGCGCCGGCCAGTTCCACGATCGAGGCGTAGATCATCTGGTGATCGCGGCCGTAGAAGTCCTCCACCTTCAGCCACTCGGATACCTTCGGGAACGCCTCCGGGTCCAGCATCAGGGCGCCCAGCACGGATTGCTCAGCGTCGCGGGACTGCGGCAGCTGGCGCAGGTCGTCGTGCGGGAAGTCAGCCAGGACCGCGTTCATTCGGCCTCCCCGGCGTCGGCCTCAGCTGCCAGCTTTGCCTGCTTGCCGGCCGTGGTCAGCTGCCAGCTGCCGTCCTCGGTCGTGAACCAGAACTTCGGCCAGTTGCCCTCGACAGCGTTGCGGAACGTCTGTCGCCAGCCACGCACCCCGGTCTGCTGCTTGTCGGCGTACCGGGCCTTGAACCAGCGCCATGCCAGGGCGACGAAGTCGTGAGGCAGGCCGATGCGATCGGCGTAGGCGAACACCGCGTCATCCACGGGGATCAGGTTCTCCCCTGCCTCCTCGCACTCAGCCCGGAATGCAGCAAAGCTGATCTTTGCCGAGCGCTTGGGCTTCTGCTGCTGACCTTCGCCATCGTCACTTCCCCCCTGTGGGGGGTTAGGGGGGCTTTTATCTTTCCCTTCCTTTCCCTTCCCTTCCTTTCCTACCTGCGTGTCAGTGACGCGTGCCGACGCGTCAGTTACGCGTTCGTTTTCGTCAGTGACAGGGGGAACCGGGAGGGTTGAAGCCGCTTCGCGGGGGTTGATGTGCTGGTGCTTGGCGAACTGCGGGATGAAAGCCAGCCCGTCGCCGTACTGCACGACGAGTCCCGACGCGACGATCTCGCGTGCCAACGCGTCAATGTCGCAGTCGTCCGCCGGGAAGTAGCGCAGCTTGAACGTGCGCGGCTTCCACGTCAGGCGCCCCTCGCGATCTGCCTCACACCACAGGGCCACGTACAGCAGCCGCGCCAATGGCGACAGGCCGCAGATGTCCTCGCTGGTGAAGAACTCGGGTTTGATTGTTCGGATGCGGGCCACTACGCAGCTCCCAACAGGTCAGGCTGCGGCGTAGCCGTGCGCCGGGCTTCCGCCCTGGCCTGCTCGGCCGCGCATCGGGACAGGTGCGCGACGATCTCCTCGCGCGTCATAGGCGGGCTGGACTCGATGACGCGGATGCACTCGTCCAGTCGCTGCAGCAGCTCGCGGTTCTTCATTGGCGGACCTCATCAGGTCGGCCAGGCGCTCGACCTCGCAGATGCCGTCAAGGGCGGCCTGCAGGTTGAGGAACTGGCGCAGGAGGTTGGAGCCGGTCGCGGCGCACAGCGGGCCGACCAGCTTCTCGGGGATCGGGCGGACGCCGTTCTGCATCCGCGAGATGTAGGACTTCGACTTGCCGATGCAGGCCGCCACGTACTCCAGCTTGTGGTGGCCGGCGCGGATCATCACGGCCAGCGCGTGCGCCGCCGATTCGATCTGCCGGACGATCTGGGATGGCGCATCCTTCGGGGCGTGGTGTACGCCGAATGCGAGGGGGAGAGCCTTTTGGTTGCCAGGGGTTGCCATGCGTTGCCTATCGTTGCCAAGCCCTCTCGGGCGGAATAAAGGCCCAACCCACAACGGATTGAGCCAAGTGAATTCAGAGGTGACGCGGTCGAGCGATGTCGTTGAACTGGTGCCGGTTGCCGGCCGGCTGTTCGTGCTGAGGCGCTACGGGGATCGGGTGCGAATCACCCAGGTGGAGCGAAAGAACCCGCCCGCCCCCGGCAGCGGCACCGTGGTGCCCTTCCCTGCCCGGGGTCGGTGAGGTGGTCATGTCAGGCGGCGTTGCGGCGCCGACGAGCCTTGCGAGCGACGGCGCTGGCAAGGTCAACCAGGGCTTTGCCGGTCTCATAGGAGGGGGTCACGACCTGCCGGCGGATCCGGTTGATCGTGGTCTGATTGACGTTCAGCTCAGCGGCGATGGCCTGCTCGGTCATGCCGCCAGCCACGAGGGATGCGATGGCGTCGGAGGGGTTCATGGCATCGATTATGCATTGTTGCATCGGTCAGTCAATGCATCGTTGCATTCGACCCGACGAACGGTCATGCCCGACCATTCCCGGATGACTTATCTCGCCAAGAACCTGCGCTATCTCGCGCGCAAGGCCGAAATCAAACAGGCTGCCCTAGGCGAGCGGCTGGGCGTCCAGCAGTCCACGGTGCAGCGGATCATGAGCGGTGCCACCGAGTGGCCACGCCTGGACAGTCTTCTTGCCATCACCAACTACTTCCATTGCTCACTGGACGAGCTGGTTCATCAGGACATGGAGAACGCCGGCGGCCCGTCTCAGCCGGTGGGATTCAGCGATGCCACCATGACCCAGGCGGTAGAACTGCTGCACATGCTGGCCGAGCTTCGGCCGGATGACCAGCGTTTCCGCAAGGTGTCATGGCGAGCAATCCAGGTAACAGCCAAGGCCATTACTAAGGCCGAAGGCTCGCAGAAGGATGCTGTGCGCATGATTTTGGAGGAACTGCTTCAGGAGTAGAACCGTGGCGCTGGACCCAATCGCGTTGAAGACTCTGGCAATCGAACTGGCCGCGGCCCTGCCCCCGGCTCCCCCCGACAGCAATGTCGGCGCCCCGCTTGACCGTTCACCACGAGCCCGGAAGATCCGGGCAATCCAACGCATCGCGGATGCCCATTGCTGGCACTCTGCCATCACGCACTTCCTTGATCTGAGGGATGCCGAGTACATCTCGGACCTGACCGACCCGCAGCTGGACGATCTATTGGATCGCATGAACGGCTACGTAGACGCGGCCTCAATGGGCTGCAGCCTGGCTGATAGCCTTCCGGCGTACTGAAACAGGGGGCAGCAGCCCCCTGACCTACCCATCTTTACTGAATAGGCGACTACCGTTCGTCGGCAAATTCGCATTTGATGCATCTTTGCATTGACATGAAAATGCATCGATGCATGATCACTCCAACGCCGCGACACACCCACTCCCGGGAGCGGCTTGGAGACGAAGATGGCCGCCATCGCATTTGGACTGCCCCGCTCGACCACCCGGACCGGCTATGCGTCGGTCCGCAACCACAAGCGTTCCAGCGAGCTTGCCCGGGAAGAGCGCGGCCTGCCGCTGCACCCGGCCAATGGCTTCATCGCCTGCCCGGCCTGCAATGGAACTGGTGAGCTCTACCGCAACGACAGCGCCAGCGGCGATCCGCAGTGCGAGTACGGCGTGGCCTGCGGCCGCTGCGGCGGCGAAGGCGAGATTGCCGACGGCCTGATCGACCCGCTGCTGCTGGTGGCGAAGTACCGCAAGGGCCGCTTCAGCTGGGCCATGAGCGAGCGCCGCGCAGCTGACCGCCGGTACCACTACAACCTGTACCGGATGCGCGCTATGCGCCCCTGCAGCGGTCTGGCTGCGGTCGACATGCTGGCCCGGGCGCAGATGTGCGCCAACGATATGCCCCGCGCACTGCAGCAGGTGGCCGCATGACCGCCGCCGACCGAGCCCTGCACTTCCAGGCGCTGAAGCTGGCTTCGGGCTACCTGCTGGCCTTCTGCCTCGGTGTGGCTTTCACCGTCGCGGTGCAGGCGGTGCTGTCGTGAGCTGGGTCGACGTGCTGGCGGTGATGGATCAGGCGGTAGAGCGCGAAAAGGACGCAGGACAGCCCTATGCCGCGCAGGTGGCAGCGCGTGCGTCAGTCGCAGAAGTCTTCGACGCAGCCCGCGCCGTGCTGAGTGCCAGCGACTTCACCGACCTGCTCCACGCTGAAGAGTGCCTGCGCGCCGCTCTGGCCGCGTGCGAACCGGAGCAGCCCGAATGAACCCGTTCTCTCACCTCGGCCTTGACGAACAGTTCTGCCTGCCGCCGATCGCCCCGCCGATGTCGCTGGCGGAAGCCCGAGAACAACGCAACCGCGAGGCCGTGGACGGCCTGTGCGTGGAGGAAAACGACGATGAGCAGTAAGCACACGCCGGGGCCCTGGACCCACAGCAAAGGTGAACGGCACGACTTCTTCTACATCGATTCGCCAGATGGGGATGTGGTGTATGTCACGGGATCTCTACAGCCGGACCATGTGGAAGCCAACGCCCGCCTGATCGCCGCCGCGCCGCAGCTGCTGGCCGAACTGGAGATGCTTTCGAACATTGTGGAGGGCTGCGGTATGGCCACGATGCCGGAGGTCGAGTGCCGCCTTGTATTCGCCCGCGCAGCCATCGCCAAGGCCACGGGCGGTGCGCAATGAGCCTCCGCCTCCGCATCGCCTGGGCCGCCGTCGCGCTGTTCGCCGCCGTCGTCGTGCCGCTGCGCATCGCCGAGATCCAACAGGCCCACACCGACCGTGACGCTGCCAAAGCCCGCTGGGCTGCAACCAGCAGCGTGCGCGGCTGAATTCCCCCGCCCTCACGGGCCCCGCGCCGGCCGGGATTCCACGACGCCGGCATCTATCCAACGAGAGAAAAGGGATTTGCCATGTTGAACATCAACGAAGAAGAACTGAAGGCCGGGATCATTTCGCAAGCCGCAGACCAGCTCGTCAGAAACGATGAAGACCTGTCCGGCATGGTTGCGAAGGAAGTGGCCAAGCGTATCAACGCCATCTTTGTCGATCGCGTCGAAGCGCAGATCCAGGCAGCGATCGATGCCGCAGTGAACAACGCGTTCGATGAAGAGTACCAGCGCGTTACGCAGTGGGGTCAGCCCGATGGCCCGTCGACCACCGTCCGCAAGCAGCTGGAGAAGATCGTCAACGGCTACTGGTCCGCCAAGGTGGATGCCAAGACTGGCAAGCCCTCCACCAGCGACTACTCCAGCGTGACCCGCGCCGAGTACCTGATGACCACGATCTGCGCCGAGGACTTCAGCGCCACGATGAAGCAGAGCGCGCTCAACGTGACCGGCGCCCTGAAGGATGGCCTGCGCAACCAGATCGGCCAGCAGATGGACGTGATCCTCAACGAGCTTTTCAGGGTCAAGAGCCTGCAGGACCAGGGCAAGGTCGAAAAGCCCTACTGAACCCCGCAAGGACGCACCCGCCCGCCCGGCGGCGGCTCCGAGAGCCGGGCACCTCATTTCATGTCGAGAAAAAGGAACTGCCATGTCCGAAGCTCTGATCCCGATCGAATCCGTCAATGCCGTCGAGGTCTTCACCGGCGGCGGACTGGACGACCTGCTGGCCCGCATTCGCGCTGAGGCCGTCACCCTGGTACCGAACGTCAAGACGGTTGCCGGCCGCAAGGAAATCGCCTCGATCGCCTACAAGGTGTCGCGCTCCAAGATCGCCATCGATGACGCCGGCAAGGCGCTGGTGGCCGACCTGAAGAAGCAGACCGGCGACATCGACTCGGCCCGCAAGAAGGCACGCGACACCCTAGACGCGCTGCGCGACGAAGTGCGCAAGCCGCTGACCGACTGGGAGGAAGAGCAGGCCCGCATCGAACGCGAACGCGTAGAGGCTGAGGAACGCGCCCGTGCTGAGGCCGAAGCAGCACGCCTGGCCGAGATCGCCCGGAAGGAAGAAGAGATCCGCGCGCGCGAGGAAGCCGTGCGCGCTGCTGAAGAAGCCGAGCGCCAGCGCGCTGCCGCAGAGCAGGCCGAGCGTGAGCGCGTCGAGCGCGAAGCCCGCCTGCAGGCTGAGGCCGCAGAGAGCGCGAAGCGTGAGGCAGCCGCTGCAGTAGAACGCGCCGAACGCGAGGCTCGCGAAGCCACCGAGCGCGCGGCCCGTGAGGCAGCCGAAGCCGAGCAGCGCGCCAAGGACGCCGCAGAGCGTGCCGAACGCGAGAAGGCCGAAGCCGTCGCCGCCGCCGAGCGCCGCGCCCAGGAAGAAGCTGAGCGCGCCGAGCGTGAGCGACAGGCCCAGGCCGATGCCCAGCGCAAGGCGGACGAAGCACGCGCTGCCGACGTCGAACACCGTCGCTCGATCAACCGCGCCGCCATGGCCGCGCTGATCGCACAGGGCATCAGCGAAGACGATGCCGCCACCGTCATCACCGCCATCGTGCAGGGCAAGGTCCCGGCCGTGGCCATCCGCTACTGAGGCACCCATGAACCAGATGACCACCCGCGCCGCTGCCGGCGCCCTGATGACTAGCGAGCAGGCCGAAGCCATCCGCGGCGCGTTGAAGTCGAGCCTGTACCCGGGCGCCAGTGATGCGTCCATCGACATGGTGCTGAGCTACTGCCAGGCGGCCGGGCTCGACCCGATGACCAAGCCGGTGCACATCGTGCCCATGAAGGTGAAGATCGGCGAGAACCCCGACGGCAGCGCCGTCAACGGCATGCGCGACGTGGTCATGCCCGGCATCGGCCTGTACCGCATCAACGCATCCCGCACCGGCCAGTACGCTGGCTGCAGCGAACCCGAGTTCGGTCCCACGTGCACGATGGAGTCGGTGCGGGACGTGTGGTCGGACGGGCCCAATGGCCGCAGGCAGAAGACGCAGAAAGCCTTCCAGCTGCACTACCCGGAATGGTGCCGCGTCACGGTACGCAAGCTGCTCGGTAGCCAGGTGGTCGAGTTCTCGGCCAAGGAATACTGGCTGGAAAACTACGCGTCCAAGAGCGATGGCAGTCCCAACGCCATGTGGGAGAAGCGCGCCTTCGGCCAGCTCGCGAAGTGTGCCGAGGCCCAGGCGCTGCGCAAGGCGTTCCCGGAAGCGGTCGGCTCCCAGCCCACCGCCGAGGAAATGGAAGGCAAGGACATCATCGATGCCGAATCTGTGCGCACAGACCGCCGTTCTTCCACCGCCGGCGCGATCACCCGACAGCAGCCGTCCGAGCCGCAGGACACCCCGGAGCGGCAGGCGCTGTATGCCAGCCTGCAGGAGTTCGCCGAGTGCGGCATGGAGGAATACCAGGGCGCCTGGGGCCGCCTGTCGAAGGAGCAGCGCCAGCTGATCGGCACGGCCGGCCACGAAACCCTGAAGGGCATCGCCGACCGCGCCAGCGCCACGGACGTGGAGGATGGCGACCAGCATCCGGCAGCCGATGAAGAGGTGCCGCTGTGATCGTCATCGGGTGCGACCAGGGCAGCGAGGCGTGGCACCGCGCCCGCGCCGGCATCATCACGGCCAGCATGTTCGCCACCGCACGCTCGCGCGTGGGCGAGCTGACCGAGCAGCAGCGCACCTATGTGGAGGCGGTGCTGTCCGGCCTGGCCGAGAAAACTGCCATGGAGCGCGCCGGCTACAAGGCCGTGCCCCGCTCGGCCATCATCGAGAAGGCTATCGCCGGCGAGCCCATCGGCGACTTCAGCGAGGCGTCGAAGAACTACGCCTTCCGGCTGGCCATCGAGCGCATCAGCGGTGAGCCGCTGGACGAGGGTTTCGAGACCTACGCCATGCGCCGCGGCCATGAGCTGGAGCCGCAGGCCCGCGCCGAGCATGAGGTGCAGTCCGGCCTGCTGGTGAAGCGCGCTGGGTTCGTCCTGAGCGACTGCGGCAACTATGGCTGTTCGGCGGATGGGTTCATCGGCGATGCCGGAGGCAGCGAATACAAGTGCTTCCTCGACCCGCAGAAACTGCGCGCCTTCCACATCGACGACGACGCCAGCGAAGTGTTTGAGCAGGCCCAGGGCTGCATGTGGCTGACCGGGCGGCAGTGGTGGCACATCGGGCTGTACTGCCCGGCGCTGGCCGCCGTGGGCAAGCAGCTGTGGTGGCGCCGCTTCGACCGCGACGAGGCGTTCATTGCCAAGCTGCGGGCCGATCTGGAGCCATTCCGGCAGATGGTGGTCGGGTTTGAGCAGAGCCTGCGTGCGGACGACCACCAGGAGGCCGCCTGATGGACGTGACGATCTACCCCAGCCACGCCAAATGCCTGCGCCGTGCCGGCCTCGCCCGCGCCCAGCTGTTCGCGCAGGTGATTGAGGGCAAGCGCTACACCACCAGGCAGGTGGCCGAGATTCTGGACGTCTCGCGCAGCACGGCCTACGACCGGATCAAGCGCGGCCCCTACCCGCTCACCTGGGCCAACCTGATGAAGGCTCGCCTGCCATGAAGACCTGCACGAAGTGCGCGGCCCGGCTGCCGCTGCGGTTCTTCCCCTTGATCAACGGCAAGCACACCGCCGCGTGCGCGCCCTGCCGGAACACCGAGCGCCGCCTGCACGACCCGCTGCGCCCCCTGCGCCGCGATCCGCTGCAGGTCGAACTGAACCACCTCACCCAAAGCTGGCAGCGCCGCACCCGTTGGCCGCTGCTGGCAAATCAGGAGACCCATTCGTGACCAGCATCCACGTACAGCCGACCTTCGACCTGGCCACGCAGGCCGAGAAGGACCGCCAGCGGGCCGAGATCGCCGACGACGTGGCGCAGTTCCTGCGCTCGGGCGGCAAGATCCAGAAGCTCGGCACCAGCCCCATCGACCGATCCACCATCAGCCGCCGCCAGGTGGTCGAGGGTGGCCACGACAGCCGCACGAAGAAGGGAGCATCCGCATGACCACCGACAACAAGACCCTGGCGGACGTGCAGCCCGGTGGGAGGGTGAGGCTGGGGGATCAGCTGCGCTCTGAACTACTGGATCAGGCCGAACGCCTGGAGCGCATGGCCGCTCAGGATCGCGAGACTGGCGAGAGCA